ATGGCAAAGCCGATCATCACGCTCAATGGCCTAAAAATCGTCATTATGTTGGGAATGCTGGTCATTATTCTCTGCGGTATCCGTTTTGCCGCCGAGATCATCGTGCCGTTTATTCTCGCATTATTTATTGCTGTTATATATAACTTATTTCACATAACACATTGATTTAATTAAATAATTAACACCGCAAAAAGTGCCAAAAATCGCAAAATAACTACACCAGTGACTACACCGTTCGGTGCACTGTATGAAACAACGTGGAACAAATAGACACAAGAAATATACAGGCGGATCATCTTTCCAGGGGGAAGCGCACCAATTCATGAGGGGCGTTAATGTCGATATGGGGATCCCCACCTACCGGAATTTTTTTCCGGTTAAACGTTAATCAGGCTGGTGGGCTTTACCTGTTCGGTAGGTGTTATGATTATCGTAATACCTTTCCCCCAATGGGGTAAAAGCATCAACCGTAACGAAAGTCGTTATGGTTGCCACTGATACCCCAAATTTGGGTATCACGAGTAAGCCCCAAAATCTGGGTGTTACTCTTACTACCCAAACTACGGGTAGTTTCCGTAGTTTCATGGTCGAGTTGCAGATCTGCAACTCCCCCATTAACCACAGGCGAATTTCCGCCTTCGGTCATTCCTTAATCATCTGCGTAATCATAATGATTATTCAGCAAGCGCAATTTTGCGCTTTGCTTAAAGTTCAGCGAGTTACCGCGCCGACTTCCTCAAATTGAGGTTTCCGAAAATATCAGCGGGTTAGCGATTAAGCTGACCATTAATTAAACTGCGAAAATGTCGTAGTTGTGAGGGGTGTAGCCAACCCATTTTTGGGCCGTCGGGAATATCAACCAGTTACCGCCGCAACCGCTCCGGCTTCTTCCAGTGGTACGTTATTTTCTCCTTCTCCCGATACATCTCCACACGGCGACGGTAGGCCAGCAACTCAAGAACTCTGGTTCGTATGTTGCGCATATCCACGCCATTAAGTTCTATACCATCACGGCGCATCACCTCAGCAACAACACGCGCATAGTTTTCGGCTGTCACGCTGTCCGGCTGCGTGGCCTGTTCGTCAGCCTGCTGGCTGATTCCGGCAACGCGGCGGATTAATCCCGTTATTTCGGCTTCTGTCATGCTGCTGACCTCATTACACCCCGCTAAATTCTTCCAGTTTCTGGCGGTGGCTGTCGCTTATATCAAAAGCAAAATCCTCATGCTCTGCCTGGAATGTACCAAACGCCATCAGCGCCGCCACGCTCGGGTCTATCTTGTTCGGTGATTTTTTCTTGTTCGGCTTGATATTGGCGTTCGCGTCACTCTGCATCACGACGTTACTCATCGACCAGGACAACACCGGATCGCCACGATGCACAATCACCCTGCGGTTAACAAAAACTTCGAACGATTTCGCCGCCGGACTGAATCTGAGGTAGGTTTGCGGGAACGGCTCCACCTCAAAACCTGCCCCCTGTAATTGCGTTCTGAGATGCGTGGCGTTCCACGTATCAAAGCCCACCAGCCTGATATTAAATTTCTCCGCGTCCTGCATGATGTCATCTCTGATCCGGTCGTAATCAATGCAGTCGCCAGGCGTTGTGCGTATCCAGCCTGCTTTAGCCCACTGACGATAGATGGCGCGGTTTTTATTGGCGGGGTTCTGTAGCTGAAATTCCGGCAGATAGTGACGGGAAACCAGCATAATGGTTTTACCGACCGGAAAGGCATAGCACACGCTGGAAATATCGCTGGTTGATGATAAGTCCAGCCCCGCGTAACACTCCTGGCCGTGTAAATCTTCCTCCGTGAACGTTCCGGCACACTCAGCCCATGCGCCGTTACCCATCCACGGGGTAGCCCCCTGGCACCAGATATTAAATCGCTTTGTCATCATCTCCACCCACTGCGACGGAATACCCCGCGCTTTCTGGATGGTTGAGGCCAGTTTTTCACGATCGACGGAAACATCAATATTAGGGTTCGCCTTTATCCACATCGCCGGATCATCAACCTCGTTTTCGTCGTCCAGTTCGTAAATCAGTACAAAAATTGAATCGTTAACCTCTTCGCCGTCCAGGATCTGGCAGCAATAATCATAGTGCTGCTTACAGGCTGAAACGACATTGCTGCCTGATGTGGTAATGGCAAATAACAGCCCTTCGGGACGTGCGCCCATCCCCAGCTCAAGCGCGGAATAAACGCCGTTATCGGGGTGCAAGTGGTATTCGTCCACGATGGAAAGGCTGGGGTTTGTTCCCTCGATGGTTGCCGCTTTTGCTGCCAGCGGCTTTAACAGGCTGTTGCTTTTCGGGTGTATCACCTTATGCGCCTGAATATTCACCCTCCTGCGTAACGGTCGGGATAAAAGGCACATCTGACGCGCATCATCAAAGACGATCCGCGCCTGGTCACGGCTCACCGCTGCGGTGTAGATATCCTGCTGACCGTTCTCCATAATCAGAAACCAGTTAGCCAGAATCGCGGCGGTCGTGGATTTCGCATTTTTGCGCGGCACTTCGATAAAGGCGCTCGTGTATTTGCGCCGTCCGGTGGCCTTAACCTTAAAGCCGAGGATGCACGCAAAGGCGAACTGCTGCCACGGCTCCAGCTCAATGGGTCTGCCACGCATCGGTCCTTTTACGTGCGGGCACACCCTGGAAAAGGCAATAAACCGCTCCACAACCTCACGATCGAACGTGTAAAGGGGGCTTTTAAGGTCCGAAAAGTACCGTTTAACGGCCTGTTTCAGCCGTTTACAGGCCGGAATTTTGCCCGTTTTTACGTCTTCTGCGTACTTATTCCAGGCGGTCAAGCTCGTCCTCTTCTTCTGTTTCCGGTGGGTTTTTACGGCGGCTTATCGGGTCAAAACCGAGCAAGGAGGCCATTTTTATCATCACCCTTTCAGCGTCTGATTTCGCGCTTAATGCGGGGTTTCTGCTCTCGCCGCCCTGACTGTTAACAATGCTGAACCCGCGCGCCGCAAGGTCTGCGACGGCTTTCCGGTAAATGGAGTAGTTGACACAATACAGTTCCAGATTGCTCCAGTCGGCGGGGGTCAGGTCTCCCCGTTCCGCAAGCTGCCGCGATTTTTCCCGCCACTGCTTCACGGCGATGTCATCCAGGTAGGCGGGGGCTTTCGGTGGTCTTGCCATGCTTATTTTTCGTCAGATTATTTTTCAAAAAATTCCCGTGCATAAAAATTTGAGGAGGCGTTCGGTGCCCGGCGGGGTCGGGTTTGTCCTGAAAACGCCCCCCACCCCGTCATACAGCCTCATCAGCGATTGCGGAAACATTCCATAACCTCGCGGTCACGGTCGGTTAATCGCTTCGCTGTGATACGTTCTGCGCGTCCTGACGCTTTATCTTTATGCCCTGTTTCCTGTGTCTTCCATGCGTCACGCTGCCTTATAAGTCCACGGATAAGGCGGTTTTGTTCCCGCTCATTCATCAGCGTCATACATCCAGTTATTGCGGTTAGCGGCCCGTTCTTCCTCTTCACGAAATCCACCTGCGGCACGCTTGCTTTTTGTTGCCGGATCAAGCCATTTCGTTTTCTGGTTATGGCACGCCTGACACAATGGTTGATGGTTCCATTCGGGCCAGAAGAGAACATCATCACCGCCATCGATGGGGATAATGTGATCCACCACCACGGCGGGCGTATATATCCCCGTCTCAAGGCATCGCACGCATAACGGGTTTTTACTCAGATACATGGCGCGGTATTTGTCCCACTGTCTGGAGTACCCACGCGCGCGGCGGTGTCCTCGTCTGGCATCCTCTGCACGCCATGCCGCCCGCCTGTGCTCCTGACACTTGCCGGACTTCACGCGCCTGTTACAGCCTGGTTCTGTGCATCGTCTTAATGGTTGCCACGGCATCAGTACACCCCCACATCACGGTAAGCCGTCCAGAGTGCACCAATCGTCATGGGTACGCGTGTTTTTGCGTTATCCGCGACAATCTGGCGATTTTCATACAGGTGAGCGATAAACATCATGCAGCCAATCTTTATGGCTGGCGTGAACTCCAGCCCGTCATCAAAGCGCCTGCCTATGTGTATCTGGCACGCCTCAAGCGATGCGGCAATGTATCCGCTGATTAACTGGTCTTCCTCGTCGCCATCGATGCGGCAATGGAGTTTCACTTCTTCCAGGGTGATAAGTTCTTCTGTCATTTTTCCGCGCCCTCACGACAAAGAATTTCAAGGCGTGTCCTGGCGGCATCCGGCAGCGGCTGCCCGATGATATTCAGTACACGCCCCGCCAGCGGCCCCGTATTGACCTTTATCCGGCTGGTGGCGTTGATGTCCTTCCTGTAGCGTATCCATACCCTTACCGTTCCAGTCGCCAGTTCTGCACCCGATGAAATGGCCTCCTTGCTGCTGATCATGTTCACGCTTGCCCAGAGTGTGTGACCGTCCACCCACGTTTCGAGTATTTCGCCCGTCATGGCTCTGGTCTGTTTCAGGGTCTGAATCGTTACCCTGTCACGCAGTCGCCCTATGTTCATTCCGGTTTTTCTCCCTCGCTGATTTTTACTTCCTGTTTCCATGCCTGGCTGAACTCATCACCACCATCACGCGGGGACAGCCCTTCACGTTCGCGGGCTTCGTTCGGGCACATAACGCCGGATTTGATGCCGCGTTCATAGGTGGCAAAGCGTTCGCCAGGTGTGGCCCGTAACAGGTCCGCGCTGTCAAACTCCACCTGATACCGGATACCAGGTACAGGCGAGGCCACCAGCAGGGCGTTTTTTATCTGCTGCTCAAAGTTCGCCAGCCACGGGCGCATCGTCATGGTGAGAAATGCGCGGCTTGCCTCGCTGAAATTGCTGTAGGTGCTGTTGCTGTATTCCTGCAAAAAAATCGGCGAGACGTTGAACATTCGGGCGATGTCTTCAATGGTGAAGCGACGGGAGGCCAGCCATTCAGCATCCTGATTACTCATGCCCAACTGCTGATAGCTCATACCCCCTTCAAGGATGGGCGTTTTTCCGGCGTTTCTGGCCCCTTTGTAGCGTTCCAGTGCGGCTAATGCCTGTTTGCCCTTCACGCCGTCCAGCCATTCGCCTGACGTGATAACCCCTGCCGCCATCATGCCATCACGCATCACGCTCGCGCCGTGGCGTTGTTGGGCCAGCCCAAGCCCCAGCGATTCGCGGCAGATGGTTACAGGTGAGCGCCCCATAAAACCGTCATCCGTGGAGTAACGAAGGTGGAGAACCTCCCACGGTAAATAGTTGCGGGTGTTTCCGGTGTAGGCGTCAGTGATGCAGTAGCGCCAGTTATGCTCACCTGTCTGCTCCACGTTCACCGACTGCGGCGGGTAAGGATGTAAAGCCACCGGAAAACCATCACGCCCCCACCGAATCACCGCATAAGCATTACCGTTTAACAGGCAGTGGCGGATCATCATTCGCTTAAACTGGTAGGGGGTTTGCCACGCGTTCGGGCGCTCGTTGAGGATGTGATCGACCGGATGAGAATCAAGCCACTCGCGGGCCTCCTTCCCCTTCTCATAGCGTACCAGGTACAGGTAACACGGCATGGTAGCCACCGCCTCAGAGATGACCGTCACGGCGTTCATGACGGCGGGCAGTGATTCCGCTGTCCCCGATGATACGTACTCACCCGCCCCCGTGTTCGATGTGCCAGCCAGCGCCATAAACTCATCAAGCGTCATGCTGCGCTGCTCTTTTTTTCTTCTGAAAGGCCACATATCACACCCCCGCTAAATCCGCCCACCAGCGGCGATTATCCGCACGCGGCATTTTTTCGGGGTGCTGCTCGTACAGGGAGCGGCGGGCCAGCTCCACGCCAGAATCAGGGTAAGCCGGTACGGATGTAACGGTAATTTCGTACAGTTCCGCCACCAGCACGGTGCGCACGCATGGATCTGTTGTGGTATCCCATACATCCTTACGGGAGCGAAAGCCAAAGCTCATGCCGGATATATCACCTCGTTTAACCAGTTCGATAACGTCCCGCCCTGTACTGGTATCCGGTGGGGTCAGTTCAAAGCGTAACCCTGTGTCGTCCTCTTCCAGTTTCAGCGTGCCGGAACGGGTGCGCCCCAGTAACATGCTGTGGTCATGCTCATACAGGCCGCGAACGTCATTACCCGCTGCAAGCCATTCAGTAAACGCTCCCCGCTGGAATTTTTCGTAAAACTCCCCCCATAGCAGCTCTGAAAGGTTATCCCAGCGAACAACGTAGCCTGTAAGCGTGTTGCTGGCGCTGGTGGTGATTTCCGATGACCGGATTTCCATACTCTTCATAATTTTTTCACCCATAAAACACTAAAGGGGCTTTTAAGCCCCTTCTGTATGCTGTTAATCGTCGTCCTGTGGCAGTTCCAGAATCTTGATCGCGTTCGAATCCACCACGCCACCGCCTAAATATTTCTGCGTGAAAATTTTGATGAAGCCCGGCTCTGTGAGGTTGTCCGGTCTGGTGCGAACACCTGTTTCGTGATCAACAATGTAGTAACCGCGTTTGAAGTCACCCAGGGCAATAACGTTATCAGGCATAAACTCCAGATATTCGACCGGAAGGCCCAGCAACGTATCAGGATCACCCGCCTGTAAACGGTCGCGCCAGATGTAATCACCGTTCGCGTTCTTCACCTTCTGAAGTTTTGCGGCCGTCGTGGAGTTAACCACCCAGACCGCGTTTTTGCGGTATTTTTTACGTAATGCAAATTTCAGGTCGATCAGCGGGTCCGCAGATGTCCACGCCAGAGATTCGGAAGGTTTAATTACCTGTAACGTACCAAAATCACGCTCTTTGTCGTTCTTCTCTGCACGGGGTACGGATAAAAAGCCTTTTGCTTTTTTGTCACCGTCGCCCACAACCAGATCGCTTTCTTCGGTTTCCGTGAAGGTGTCGCCAATCTCACCCGTCAGCCATGAAAGGATGTCCACATCGGAAAAATCCACGATTTCCTGTGTGGTGCGCGGGTACGCATAGACCGGATACAGCTTAATGCTCACCTCGTTAATCTGCGGGGTGCTGGTCTGTTCGCGTGCCTTACCCTCTTCACCGTGGTTAACGGTCGCACCGCCAGCGGAAACAAGCTGCTTAAACTCGTTGCTGCTGATTTTCTTCACGGTACAGATGCGGCGCATGGTGGATTCATCCGCCAGCATTCGCATGATTTCGGTGTTCAGCTCGGGGATAACGGTATAACCACCATCAGCGGGAACGCCTGTACTTAATGCGCGGGTTTCACCCGTCAGAATGTAGTTTCGTAGTTCTGCGGGGTCAGTGGTCTGACTGCTTTTACCTGGCTTGCTGCGCTCTTCGTCTGCAATGGCTTCAAGGCGGGAAATGTCTTTATCGAGGGATTCAGCTTTAGCGCGTAATTCGTCAAATTTTGCGCCCTCAGCATCGTTAAGGCTGCGGTTTTCTTTTTCCGCGTTCTCCAGCATGTCGCGCATCTGATTTTTAATGGCGGTTTTCTGCTGGCGTAATTCGATTATTCTCGGCATAAAAAAAGTCCTGAAGTTAAGTAAGGAACTCCAGGACGCGGCAAACACTCAACCGTTTTTCATAAGGAAATCAGCAATCGCACCGATCGTTTTCCCGCCTGGTAATGAATATTGGCGAGCACATTAACAGGCGGGAAAGTGGCCCCAGCGTCCTGGCACCACGGGCGAGAATAATCATGATTCAGTTCGGGTAAAATATGCCGATCCGGTCAGCGAACAACGTGGAACAACCACGAACAAATAATTTACAAAACATGACAAAAAGCCGGATTGCTCCGGATGTGTGATTGGCTGTCCTGGTAATTTCGCCATATTTCATCACCAGCACCATCCATACCCATTTCGGCATAAGTGCGATCGACCGCCTTTTTCAGGTCTCCGTAATTATCCGGCGGCTCCGGTGGCCTCTGTGCCTTCCTGCAACATTCCAGCCGTCGCATCGTGATGTGATGCCGTTCCTTGTCTGTCTCCACCAGCCGCCCGTAAGCTGCAATTTGTGCTGTCATATTGCCACCTCAGTGAAGCGATCCGGCGTTGTTCTTTTTCATCTCTTCCATCATTTTTTCAGTGAGCATTACGCACTGAAAACCCATGTTTTTGATGTCTACGGGTTTCATGCCTTTGTCAGTGGATATCACAGGCAGAATATCCTGATACACATCGCGGTCAGGGTAACTAAGCACACAAAGCGCCCATGATGCCACGGGTGAGGATCCTTCGTCTGTTTCAACCCACCAGCCTGGTGTAGCTGCGCTTATTTGCAGAATCGTGATCCGTCCGTTGTGCTTGTAAAATTTTTCACCAAATTTTGGTTCGCTCATGCTTCCACCTCTCCGGTTTTAACGTTGATGGTTGTTACCTGTTCCGCTTCGGAAATCTCCCTTTCTGTCAGCGTGGCAAAGTTTGCCGCCGCTGTGGTCATGAATGCGCTTATCAGTTCGGGATGCTCCTTCGCGTATCCTTCCCCCGCGTGGCGGTCTATCGTTCTGATTGCCACCTTTAAAGCCAGTTCAGCCATATCTAACGCCTTATATTTCGGCTCTGTTCTGTCTCTGCGTTTTTGGGTCATTTCTCGCAACCTCTCACTTTTTCGCCTCACTTTTTCAAGCGTCTCACTTCGTCGCAATTGGGATTTTTGGTTTTTCTATGTGTGTGTTTCATAAGTATTTTTTACCCCTCACTTTTGAGGATGTATACAGGTAGAAAAGTGAGGGAGAGCAGGCTAATTTTGGCCCTCTTTCTATCCACCTCGCTTTTGCTCCTCACTTTTATAGCGGCGCTACATCATCCCCATCGATACGAATAACCCCATCTTTTTCCAGCTTGTACAGCCAGCGCCGGAAGTTTTTCATTTCATACCCCAGCTTTTTCATGTCATCACGTAACAGCGGGATCGTGCACTTGTCGCCGTTCTGTGTGCGTGAACGGATGCACCCCCATAGCGCGGTATGGTTTTCCGTCTTGTTCCCTGCCTCCTCGATGCGCTCCAGTTCAACAGGAGGGCGCGGATCATCCACCACCACCAGCGACGTGATTAATTCACCGTCAGCGTCGGTAAAAAGCTCCACCACGCGTAAGTCATATGCGGCTTCTTTGAGTTCCTCCGCGTCCTTCATTTTGGTGCATGAGATAACCAGCGCTTCGCTTCCTGCGTCCTCCCTGCGTATCCGGTATTCAGCATCCAGCGAAGCACGAAATGCACTGGAACCGCGCGCGCCTTTCGTCTCATCCTTGCCGGAATGGTGAACCACCAGCACCGTGGCCCCTGTGCGTCGTTTCAGTTCGTCACAACCACGGATAAACGCCCCCATATCACGGGAATCATTTTCATCATTCCCACCAAAGCAACGCGCCAGCGTATCCAGAATAATCATGCGTACAGGTTTACCCGTTTCCCGCTCCACCTGACGGGCAGCGATAACCATTTCATCAACATCAAGCGGGGCAGCCGGAAAGATGGGGCGGTTTACCAGATACAGATTTTTCACCTGCTCATCGTGCACAACCTCCCAGGCTTTTACACGACGCGGAACACCTATACCGCCTTCACCAACCACATAGAGAACCGCACCATGTGCAACCCTGCGGCCTCCCCACTGGCGACCAGTGGCAACATGGCACGCCCACGATCCGGCAAGGAATGATTTATAGGACCCGCTAGCCCCGTATATGCTGCATAGCGATACCGCCGGAATAATCCCCTTAACCACGTAATCCAGTTGCGTGTCGTATCCGGTAGATCCAACGCTCATCGGTAGCGTGGTTTTTCGCTGGTGGTTTTTTTCTTCCGCCGGCTCTTTCCCGCGCACCCGTTCCAGGTATTCGCGCCAGTTCTCCCGCATATGGCTGTGCATCCCTTCGGGGTAATAATTCGCATCAGTTACACCCGCCGCCGCCAGCTTGTGCGCAATGGCATTAATATTTGATGGCCTGATGTGGCCTGCCTTGTACAGCCGGACACAATAGCGCCCCTCGTCGATGATTCTCAGGTCTGCCAGTTCATCCAGTTGATCATCAGCCAGCACAACGGGAGGCACATTATCGCCAGCCAGTCGCCCGTCCTGTTCCTGCCACTGTTTCGCATGTGCCCAGGCATCACTACCCGCAAAAATAATGACTTCGGTCATCTTGTCGTAAGGCTGTTTTTTTAAGTTCGGTGCGCTTTTCATTTCTTGCCCCTGAATCCGTTAATCATGGTTTTCAGCTTCTGGATGTTTGCCCGTGCCCTGGCGTTGCTGGTGGGCACGTTATGCGGCGCGGTCTGTACCAGAGAAAAATCACGCCGGAACTGATAAACAGGCATCACGCAATCATATTCGTAACCTTCACGGCGGTAGGTTACGCGCCGTTCTTCCACGCCCTTAATCATTACCGTGCCGCCGTACTGGTCGCGGTAAATATCACCGCGCGTAAATTTAGGGTGAGTGTTGCCACTGGCAGTTAAGCCAGAATATTTAAGTTTCATTATTTTTATTCTCCGGTGTGCTGTTCTTTATATCTGTCGTGCAATAGATCTATTTCTTGCAGTTCCATTATTACAGGCTCAAGAAGCGTTATTAATGCCGTGGCAATTCTTGATTTTTGTTTGTCGCGTTCATTGTCGCCAAGTGTTTCAAGCCATATGCGCAATATTTCCAGCATGTTTTCACTGTGAGAAAGTGCAAGAAATGCGCGGTCTATTGTTTGGTGGTAAATATCACGCATGGCTTACATCCTCAGGAAATTTTCTTCTATAACGCGCCTCTGCCACATATTCCGCATAATCGGCGGCGATATTCAGTACATCAAGCCCCGTTGATTTATATTCTCTCGTGGAAAGTAAGAAAAAAGCCGCTCTAATAAGTTCTGGCATTGACGAAAGCGCATCAGCCGCATCATCAGGAACGCCGGAAAATTCCTGTTTCAGGGAATTAAAACGATCATCACGCATAACCCCCCCATTTTCACAATCAGCAATCAGGATGGCTTTAGCCTCATTCAGCGCCATATCAGCACTAAGTTGCATAACCGCCAGCGAATGAGGAACGAAAGCCCCGGCATATTCTGTTTCACTGGTGGCGTGCTTATGCGCCCTGTCAGCAATAACAGAAATATCAATCAGCGCATGCATTAGCGTTATGATGGCTTCGGCGGCTGCGTCCGGACGGGTGTTATTGCACATGGCACACCTCCTGACGAATACGGGCGGCGAATACAGCAACACAACCGGACGGGCAACGGCTACGCGCTTCGCGTTCCGTCCAGGCGGTTACGTGGATGATTTGAGATTCTCCGGCACTTAGTGCCAGAAAACGCCACACAAAGGCAGTTTGTGTGTGCGCCAGACGTGGGGTATGCTGTGTTCCAGCCATAATCGTTACTCCTGTTAACGGTTTGGTTAGACGCCCCGCTACTGCCGCAAACAGTTCGGGGCGTTGTCGTTTACATCCTCTTACTGAGGTGTGATTTAAATTAAATTCAACTGAATCACAGGTCAAGTGTTTTTTGTGATTCTTTTTTGTGTATACTGAATCACATCTTTTGTTTAGGAGAATGCACATGGCAAAAAACACTATCAACGACAAATCAAAACAGATTTCAATTCGTATCCCACATGATGCTTTTGATGGCATGGAATCCGTAAAACTGGACGGCGAAAGCAACGCCGGATTCATAGTAACCGCCATGCGCGGGGAGATCGCCCGCCGCCAGGCAGAAGGAAGCAGTGAAAATCCTCTGATTTCTTCTCTCGATGCATTGGCGCAAGTGGAAAAAATTGGTATTAAAGCTACGGAAGAACTCGGGCAACTTATCGCCATCGCTCGTGAAGAACTACAGCGCCGCAAGGCCAAAGAATCAGAATAATCACTATCAGCGCCGTGGTGTGAGGTATTACGGCGCATTGCTATGCAGGACAACACAATGACCGATAAAGAATTGACCAAAACATTATCACCGGCACGGAAAAGACGGCGCAGAAAGATAGAGCATGAATCAGAAAGATTCGCGCCATGTGCTTTTGCCCTTGAGCAATTCCTTAAAGAATACAGGGAAAAGCGCTCATTGCAGGTATGGCAACGAACTGAACCAGACTGATTGCATTGCCCACCAGCCTGATAGCGGCTATCATCCCCGTGCTTATGTTTGGGATCACACACACAAACGGCGCAGCGGGTTATCTGTTCAGAAAGGCGGCTCCATTTCGGGGCCGCTTTTTTTATGCCTGAAAAACCCCAATTTTGTGGTTTTCCAGTCTCACCAGGGCGAACGAATCCCCGCCCACGTTCTGGCGTATATTCAATCTTCATGGTTATAGCTCTGTGTTCAGATGATTGATGTGTGGCGGCTGCGTGCCGCCAGCGTGATTAATGAACTGCCTTGCAGCTATCCTTCCAGGCCAGAACCTCGGATAAAGACCAGCCAACGGAACGACCGCCAAGTTTACGACGTGATGGGAATTGTCCGGCCTTTTCCAGGCGGTAGCGACACGTACGGCTAAGGCCGGTTAGTTTTTCGCATTCTTTTTCACGTATAAACCGATCAGTGCTTAACACTATTGCCCCCTTTCGTTTCTTAAAGAGTTATTTCGTGTTCTATTGCGTTGGGATGTGTCTGATTGTGTCAGGATGATTCAGAGTTGGCAAATGTTGAGGTCGTATGGTTTACAGAAACAGGAATAATCAGGATAAAATCATTTAAATTCATGTTAATACAAAGGCATAAAATATTGTTTCATGCCTTTTTTCTCGCTATTTAAAGAGTGATTCGCTAGTGTATAAAAAACCAGTAACACATTAAAAATCAGCCACTTATAAATCCGTACACTTTTTCGCCTCTTGTTCGTAGTTGTTCCGCATTGTTGCTCATTGTTGCATGTTGTATCTGTTCGCATATCCAGTATGCGCATACTGAAAAAACACGAAAAAAATTATTTTCTTCTGGCTACTGGTAGCGTGGTTACGTTTTCATGTGTTCCCGCCAGTATCCCTAACCGCTCCGTCCACATATCCAGCGCATTGCGTTTAGCATCCAGATAACGGGAATGATTATAAACTCGCTGCATTCCTGGCATCTGATGACCTGTAAGCTGCTCCACGACATGCGGATCAACGCCTAAATCGTTCAGCATGGTTGTAAAGGTGCGCCGGATGTCATGCAGTGACCAGTGAGGATGATTAAGCCTCCTGTGCGCTAATCTTCCATACTGCGATACGCTGGCCTCCTGTTTCGCTTCCCCCAGCAATAAGCCCGTGTGCCTGTTCTGCTCCACCAGCTGCGTGACGAACGGCAGGATCGCTTCCGGTATGGGCCGGAATATTGCGACCTTCGTTTTGCTGTGCTCCTTCGGAACGGTCCATAGCATTTCCGTAAAATCCCACTCCCCGATCTCCGATAGCCTCAGTTCTACCGTCCTGGCTCCGAAGACAATCAGGAGGCGGATTAACGCGACGTAGTAAGGGGAAAATATTTTTTTGTCCAGTGCCTGCAATAATTCGCCAAGTTCTTTGTTACTTAAGACACGTTCGCTTATATCCGGTTTTTTCCCAACGTCCGCCACGTTCAGATCGTCCAGAACGTTGCTGATTGCATAGCGCCGCCTACGGCAGAACTTAAGCGCCTGTTTGCACGCCTGTAGCACGAATCCGGCAGTAACAGGCGTTCGCTTTGCCACCTGGTCAAAACAGGCCAGCCAGTGCCGTAGCTCGCATTTATCCAGCGGCATAGCACCAATCTGCTGTATTACGTGATTATTAAGTCGCCTTTTCAGGGCGATATAATCCACGCGGTTTTCCTTTACGTAATACTCAAGCCAGTAGGTGAGCGCATCGCCAACCGTTACGGGCTTTAACGCTTCCTGTACGGTGTAATTCATCTCATGACGTGGATTTTTCCCCTCAGCCAGCCATGTGCGACACTGTGCGGCTTTTTCCCTGGCTGCTTTCAGGCTCAGATCAGGATAACTTCCCAGCTTAATGCGTTCGGGTCGTGTCTCCCTTCCCGTTCCGGCCCTGTATGTGAAATACCAGGTCAATTTCCCTGATGTTAAATATTTCACGCTCAGGTTTCCGCCATCACTATAAAACGTGTTTTTCTCCGCTGGCTTACCATGAAGTTTCCTTAGCAAGGTATCGCTCAGTTTGTTCAT